CGGTTTTTCAAAGTCGATTTTCATCGTAACTCCTCGTTCAACCCAAAATGCTAGTGTTGTGGAAGATTGGTTGCCCACCGAGCACTATCCAGGCCTTATAGGCCGAAGCCTCAACTAGCACCAAAACAAATACGAGTCGAGTTCAGTCCTTTCTTTACCGCTACATCGAGAATTGTTGGCTGCTCACCGCGTATTGATCCGCGGTTTGAGCTGAGCCTCATTATCGAATTGCGTCCGACTATGCCGGTCTCTTTGCGCGAAACTTTGGGAGAACACCTATGGTTACCACCCCAAGGATGCCTGCCTTCACCAGAACGCAACGCTTTTTCACATTTTCAGAGAGATTTTACGTTGGACACGACATACCCAAACCATCTTGCGCTTCATTGGGTTGCAGTAGTGTGAGATGAGACGACGGCAGCCTGTGCCTGGACGAACCAGGAGACACCTCCCAACCCTTGCGTTAGTGGGGCGGAGGCGTGAGACGACTTGCGCACCAGCACTTTTCCACCCATCAGATGTTAACCCTGGTGGCCCCGCCGATCGCCATCTGCCCAGCCGGGTAGACTTGGGTCGGAGCCGGAGGTTCGAGGCATAGGACTGGGCTTTTGCTCTACCTTCTTTGCCACTCTCGGGATAGTTTAATGTGGGATTTCCGTAGTATGCCCTCATTTTACGAACCACACAAAAGATACGGGACTTCAAAGCTTAATTTAATTACTACCTTGGGACCTGGCACTTGTTTCTTATTTGCAGACACTTGGCGCCAGCACTATGGGGAGTCATGCTCGGAGTTATTTAACAGGTTAGACATTAATTCAGTAAACGAGTATTTCCCAAAGATTCGCTCGTACTGGCCAGAATGTGGACACGGTGGGGAAACACGTGTTCCTTGGTTTCTTGCACCACCGCCTGTGGAAGTGAAAACTGTAGAGGTGAAGACATACAAGGAGATCATGAAGGCGGGCTTCATGACTGCTAGGGAGTATGTTATTGCCTGGATCAGGCGTCAATGGAGCGATAAATACATTCATGCATGGAACGGAATTCGGTTCGCCTGGCGGCGCTTAGTTGACATTTGGCATTCGGTGCCGAAAGAAGTTAAGTATGCTGGGCTAGCCTATGTTGTTTGGCGTTGCTTCCGCCTGCTGCGATCGTCATGGCAGGAGCGACGAACTATTTTTGACGGACAAGAGGACATTGCATTTTGCGCACATTGCACACCACAGTTATTAGATGATGACAAAATGGTGTTAGGTAACGCATATGAAAAGAAATTCCATGTCCCAGCAGCATGTGCACGCTGCAGCAAGGTGTGGTCCTGGAGAGGCTGGAAAGATGTGCGTATGCGCATCGGAAACTCCCATTACCAATTCTACGGCACATACACGTCTTTACGTATGCAGAGAGAACGTGACGTGCATTGCCCAGCGATCAACCAGCTCGACATACCAAACGAGTACCGGTTTGCCCACCGCTTCATGCAGATGCATGGTGGCACGATCGGCTCAATGGAGTCAAAGCAACGTTTGACCTGGAGCAAGCACACACAATCTTATTGCTTGGCCACTCAGTGGAATGAGATAGTTGGAGGGGACGCAACAGTATACAAACCGCCAGCACCAGCAGCGACTGCACCAGCAGCCGCTACACCAGCCGCAACACCACCAGCGGCCACACCAGCAGCAGCAGCAGCAGCCGCTACACCAGCCGCAACACCACCAGCGGCCACACCAGCAGCAGCAGCAGCACCTGCAGCTGGGCCAGCAGCAACACCTGCAGGCACAGCGGCGCCGGCAACAGCCAAGGCAAAACCAAAAGCAAAGGCTAAAGCCAAGGCAACTCCAGTTCCGACGCCACCTGCGCCACCAGCAGGCCCGACCCCAGCAGGTCCACCAACAGCACTTGGTCCAGCCGCTGCAGCAGCAGCGGCGCCCACAGCACCAACTGCACCCTCAGCAGCACCCAAAGCTGCCCCGGCAGCTCCAGCTGCTCCGGCAGCACCACAAGCTGCCCCAGCAGCACCAGCACCCAAAGCTGCCCCACCAGCGCCTTCAGCGCCTGTGGCTGCAATTTCAGCCATAGCTGCCCTTTTACAGGGAGGCTCGCAGGCACCAGCCTCACAGCCCGCGACCACTGTCAACCCCCAGGGAGGGACACACACGACAGGGGGCGCGTCAGGCTCAGGTTCGGCACCACCGCCAGCGCCAGCACCACCAGCTGTTGCAGCGGCAGGCGTGGCAGCATTAGGAGCACCCGCAGTAACGGGGCCAACCCATATACAACGCATGAGAGATCTGTGGCAATTTGCCTCCGATAACAAGCGATGTATGCCGCAGTCAACACTGCTATGGTCGCCATACACACTATGCCGAGGATTGATAGGCAAGAAAGCGACACCAGTGTTTGACACCACACCGCATTATCGCATGGGAATACTGGGCATAGGCTCACGGATTCTTGACAGCAGGTATATGACACCGCCGCCAAACATTGAAATGGCACCAGTTGCGCAGGATTCAGCCCAGGCTGTTGGTCCTGTGACACACCCTGTGACCATACACAATTCACAAGACAAACCATCGGTTGTCGCTGCGTTAGAGGGAAGATCTCAGGTCAAGCAGTCAGTGTTTATAGACACAACGACTGGGACTTACCCGGATCTGAAATTCAAGAAATCCTCGAAAGCAGCACAACGATTGAACAAGTTTTGGCGAAAATTCAACCAAGATTGTTTGACAGACTCGGCGATAGACCAGGCTTACCACAAACTTTTTGCGGGAAAAACGTTCAAGGAAATTGCCATGAGCAAGTTTTCGCAAGAGGACATTGAGGCCATACAGGTCGAGTTGCAGTCAACAACAAAAGCTGAACGGTTAGGCACCCGCAAAGCAAATGGGAAGCTAGAGGCAGTTATTAAAGAGGGCAAACCAGGACGACTAGTAGTTGATAACACACTACAGCTGTTGGCTTTAAACATCATATCGACAAGCATCTTTCAACACATTTTGTTCGATGAGCACGATGGCATATTTTACAGCATGTCGATAAAACACCGAGCGCGGGACGATGTTCTGAACGATTTCGGTGAGATGATGAAAGACCCATGGGGGGATAAGGGCAGAGTAGCTGCCGGTCGAGTTGCCCGATGCTTGGAAAATTGCGCATGGGAAATCGATCAAACAGGCATGGAATTACATGAACGATGCAATAGGCATGGTGAGGGCCTACTGGGCTACACATACAACGCTTTGTTGCGGATTAACACGCGCGTGAGTCACAAGATCAACGGAGAATTCACCAACCTTCATGAGGCGAAGATTGTCTACGATGTTAAAAGTGGCATGCGCATACGGTTCCGCATCAAGAGTCCCGATGTGCCCAAGGAAGCCTGGTTCACAGCGAAGTTTCCAGATATGTATCTAGATTCGGGGTGGGCCTTGACCAGTGGGGTCAACTTCATCAATGAGCTCAGTGGTGTGTTCAGCAGCATCTGCGAGAACCCTGAGCACTTGTTAGCCTGGAACAAAGAAACAAAGAAGTTCCACCTACAAGAAGGGACATTTGATTGGAAGTTCAAATCCATACCTTTGTATCAGACGCTGGCGTCTACAGCAGTCTCGTCATTCGATATCTTCCTTCGCGGGCTGATTGAGGGTGATGATGGCGGTGGCGCCGGTTCACGTTGCTTAGCAGATCCGCGTAACGGTGGGAAATTGGGCCTGATCATTAAAGAACAGGAAGACTTAGGCTATTCAGCCAAGCTCAAGACCATCATTGATGGGCGCCTCGAGATAATCGGTGCGCATTTTCCAGTGAAGGATGGCCTTGTGTGCAGTGATGTGCCCTGGATCCCAGCCGTGCAGCGATACATTTCAAAATTAGGAGTGCAAACAAACGTCAGGATAACCCCGTCGTCGATGGCGGCTCGCTTTTTGTCTTTAGCGAGCATGTTTGCTGGCCGCAACGAGCCACTGCAGCGTGGCTTTGAGTGTTCAGCGATCAGAGTTATTGAGAAGCACAAGAAGGAGAAGAGTTTCTGGTCCACGAAGATCAAGACAGACGGTTACCAGGAGATCGACAGAGCTTTTGGAAACGGCCTGCATTGTACTTACACGATGGAGGATGTGAAGGCGCATTATGATCGCTGTGCGAATAAAGTGCACCAAACCACCCAGACACAGATTCGTATGCTTAACATGAGCATCGCAGAGGATGTGGACTCCAATGTTGTCACGAGGGACGACTTTTGTAAGCTCGGTTTGTTCGCCGACGAGTGCCGCAATTTCGAAGAAGACGACGAATCAGTGTACAGCTTTCTCCCCAGTTGTTTAAGATAACGAATTAAGACCGTGTATGTCTCCCAGTTAACCCCTCTCCTCCAGGAAAGAGGCCATTTTGGCCCGTTGGAGTGAAAGTGAGTGATGCCACACTTGGGTCAATTGGGTGCGGCGCGAATAACGCGCTGCACTCCCGATATAAAGCGCAGCTGACTGATGATTGCCGGCGCTGTATAAATCAGGCATGAAATGGACTACGGTGAATTAAATGCATGGGGTTCTTACCCACCGCCACTGGAATCCCCGGGA